TGCTATCAAACCAGAAGGAACAGTTTCTCAGCTTTGTAGTACTGCTTCTGGCATTCACCCTCAGCATAGCAAATATTATATTCGTCGTGTTCGGGCTGATAATAAAGACCCATTGACACAGTTTATGCTCTCCTCTGGCTTTGTCGGTGAGCCTTGCTATCTGAAACCAGACTCTACTACTGTGTTTAGCTTTCCTGTTAAGGTAGACGATGGTGGACTATTGCGTGAAGACTTGACTGCTATCCAGCACTTACGATTATGGTTACTGTTCCAACGGCACTACTGTGAGCATAAACCATCTGTCACCATCTCAGTGCGTGAAGATGAGTGGATGGATGTTGGAGCGTGGGTGTATCGTCACTTTGATGAAGTAACCGGAGTGTCTTTCCTACCGATGGATGGTGGCACTTACAAACAAGCACCTTATGAAGACTGTGACGAGGAGACTTATAACAAGTTAAAAGCCTTAGTTCCCAATGCCGTAGACTGGGAGAACTTCAAAGAGTATGACGATAATGTGGAAGGCGCTCAGACTTTGAGCTGTACTGCAGGAGGATGTGAGATTTAACCCTAAGTTGTGTCTTTATAGCCCCGCTTCGGCGGGGTTTTTTTATTACACAGTGTCAATAAATGTTGATAAATACCGACAAAATGTTACACTTTATGAACTAAACTGCCGAGTACCAGCTTTATCAATAATTAGGGCTTGTCTACGAGGCTTGTCAGAAGTAGTGTTAGGAACGCTTATATGAGTCCAAGAGCCGAATTCTTCAATAATTTGGTCATACCCTATATTGGCTGCAATGCACGCCTCTACGACCTGTTTAGGGGTCATTCCGGGGACTCTTATATCGGCTGCACAACCTATCCTATGTTGGCTAGTGTCCTTGCTACCGACGGAGTCATTGACTGGTTTAGACCTAAAGCCTGAGTTAATCAGGATAGGCTTGTTTAGGAGGGTTCTAACTTCTTCTAGCATGGCTGCCAATCTAGTTAGATTAGCGACCTCGGTAGCATTAGGAGTATTGTCTAGGTTCTTACGCTCTGCTACTTCAGAGTGGGTTAGTTCTTCAAGGGTAAAATTAGGGCTTAGGTTCATCTTTCTTATCCTTCTTCATATCCATGATTTTCTCAAGAGTACGCCCACCAAAATAGAACGACATAATCAGCATTCCCCACTGACCTAGTAATTCAACATAGTTGTTGTTTACTTCAATATCCCACGCTGACATGGTAGCAAATGCTGAGTAGACCAACAAGATAAACACTAGTGTCATCGGTCTTATATTCTTAGACAACCATGAGTCCGAAGCCATATCTGCTTGCTGTCTTTTAGTGAGTTCTTGTGCCTCTATGTTATCGGCATTGAGTTCAGCTAACTTACCCTCTTGTTGCATTTGTAATAGTTCTTTCTGAGCCTTAGCCTTTGCTTCAGGGTCAGGAATGAACTTATCTAGGACTTTCATTCCAACATCAAATAGTGCCATTAATGGTAACATTATTGTTTAACTCCCCAAGTTAGATACCAAGCAATGACCGCAGCCACCGCATAGCACATGAACATTGCTCTACGAACCTTTGCCAAATCTTGTTTAAACTCTCTAGTAAGTTCATTGTCTTGTTTCTCTATCTTTTGTTTAATGGATTCGATTTCACTCCAGCGTTTAGCGCCATGTTTCTTAATGAAATCAGCTTTGACTTTAGCTTCCTCGATACGGATGGTTTCTTGGCGTTGCCATTCCATCATTGCTCTCTTGAAGTACTGCTCTTTAAAGACCTGTGTTTCTTTTATCTGCCGTCGACGCTCTAGGTCTTTCTGCTGCGCTACTGCTGCTGCGTCTTTCTGTACATCGGTAATACTTTTAGTGATGGACTTACTAGCCTCACGACTAGCATCCATACTACTAGTTACGGATTTTGCTCCTTCGATAAAACCAAATTGGTCGGACATGATTCATAGTCTTATTATTGTGTTACTGCTTCATCCCAGTTAATTTTTGTAGTAGTCGGCACTGTTTCAGAAGCAGGCGCTGTCGCTTGAGGAGACCCAAATAATGAATTGATTTCATTAATGTATTCGCTGTCAATAATTCCCGACTCATTTAATTTGTCTACTACTTTAGCAGCCAACGCACCAGAATATCTCGGATTGTTTTGTGCTTTACTTAGGTCGGCTAAAGCTGACACCGCTTGTGGATTTGTAGCTGCCTTTGCAATTAATCTTGGAGTCATGATAAAAACACCCGCAGTTGCAATGCTTTGTGGTAGATTAATTTTATCTGTTATTTCAGCAGGAAGAACTGTGTATCCGACAAGCCCTGTAATAGCTGCTCCTCCAGTAATTGTTGCTTTATTTCTTAAAAATGCTTGAATTTGACTCGGTGCGTTTTCTAAACCAATATCAGCAGCATTCAAAATTTGTTTTAAATCATTTGCTTCTGATTTAAATAATTTGTAAAATGCTCGTTTTGTTTCTGGGTCTTCATTTAATTTTGTTGCAAACGATTTAATTTTATCGGGAGAAGCAAACGCCTGTTCCATAAAACCATACTTAAAATCGTTCATTATTTTAACTGCGTCTTTGCCTTGTGAAGTAGCGTATTTATCAGCAGTTACAATCGCTTTAAATAAATCAGTAGATTTTTCTGTTTCGGACAAATCAAAAATATACTTTCCTACTTTTGATGGTGCTTCTTTCATAGCTGTGCTGATTGTTTCACCAAACAAAGCCTCTGTGCCTTCACGATATGCGTTTTGAGTATTACGATAGTCGTTGATTAATTTATTAGTATACGGACTATTTGCTAAATCTTTTCTCTTATACGAAAAAGCAGAATCCATTGCATTATTAATGCCTTGTTCAGCTTTAGTGTAAGCAGCCGATAATGCCGTTGCTTTTCCTTCGGCAGAAACCTTGTCTCTAGCGGCAGCACCAAAATTACTTCTTAAATCATGAGCGACACCAAAATCAACCACATCTTCTTGTTTAAGAATGTCTTCTAAAACAGTACGGCGTTCTGCACCAGCACCAGCAAACTTGCTTTTAGCTAAAAAATCTAATTCTTTTTGAGCTTCACGCTTGAGTGGTTTTAAATCAACAAACGCATTTAAATCTTCAGTTAACTTCTGATAAAACGGACGATAGGTTTCTTTGAAAGACTCACGAGCAGTTGTTATTAGATTTTGAAAGTTTTCACCAGCAGCACGACTTAATGGTTCATCTGCTTTTAATGCTTGTTTAAAAGGTTCTGAAGTTTCTAAAGTTGATTTTAATTGATTAACACCTTGACCAAGTGCTTCTGCTACTTTTTCTTGCTGTTCTCGATATAGTCCAACACCAGTACCACCTTTAGATATTTCTTCTAAAAAACTATCTAAAGTTCCACCTGACAATTGCGCTCTTGTTAGTGTGGCTCCTCTGTCTGATAAAAACTTTTGAGCAGCAATACGAGAGTCTCCAAAAGAAGTTTCTTTTGAAATACCAAACTTTTCTAACGCATCCTTACCAATGCGATATGTTTTTGCTCCTAAAGCAAAGACTAAGTTTCCACCGACATCCCATGCAGCGTTTTCTGCCAATGCTCCTAATGCTCGTTGGTTTGTCATTTGACCAGTTAAAAGTGTTTCTACACCTAAACCAGTAGCAGTGCCTACTGTAGAGCCAGCTAAAGACGGAACAAACTGTCTACCAAGTTGAGAACCTAGTACTCTTCCTTCAACAGCTCCAGCAGGTGTTTTAGTCAATAATGCTCCGCCAATTCCGCCTAGCATTCCAAAAATCTCTGGATAAGGACTTGTTTCCATAGGAGCAACCCCTCCTTCTGGAGTAACTCTATATGTTGTTTCTGGTGGAGGACCGCCAGCTTCTAAGACAGACTTATCCCAATCTATTTTAGCCATTTATTCAATTCCTAGTTCTTGTTCAAACTTCTTAGCAAAATCCGCTTGTGTCTGATTTATCTTCTTACCGGTGGCAACATCTGTTTTTAAAGCATTGTATCTGCGTAAATCTTGATAAATAGCATCTTGTTGTAATGCAATATTAAAGCCCTGTAAACTGCCTAGTTTATCTGCCTTACGATATTCGTCTGCTCGTTTAACTAAGACACGATTAACACCGATGTCGTCTTTAATCATGTTAAGCAATCGTTTAATTGTCGCAGGTTCTTGTAACGATTCTGGTTTAGTTTGCTGTAAGAATGCAAGTTCTTTTGCAGCTAACGAACCGGGTAACTGTTTAACTGCCGGTAATACTAAGTTATTTGTTAGAGCCTGTATAACTTCAGTATTGCTGGCTTTATCAGAAACTTGAATACCAATAGCCGATAGTGTTTTACTTGCTGTTTTAGCAAAGTTAGCAAATTGTCCAGTAAACGAAGTAGGTAGAATCTTCTCAATCTCAGCAATATCTCTTGATACTTTAGAACCTGTTTGTAGCGCATCTTGAGCTTTACTGATTTGGTCAACAATGTCTTTAGCTCCTGCCTCTGCTTCTTTCTTAGCAAACACTGAAGCAAACCCAGCTAAATCATTAATAATCTTAGTACCCTTGCCTTCTCCTTCGGCAGCAATGACCTTGTCTACTTCTTTAACTCTTGGGTCGTTTTCACCAAACTGTGAAACTAGATTAGTACGATATGCTTGTAGTTTAGCAATATTTGGCAAAGGCTCACGAAGTTTAGCAGTAGTCTCTGCTCCTGTCTTTTCTAATGTAGCCATCCGTTGTGCTTGACCTTGAGCCACCATAATAGCTTGTCTTGCACCAGCAGCATCTCCTTGTTGGTTCAGGAATTGAGCCATCTGTACCAATCCTTCAGGAGTGCTAGTGTCAAACTGTTTAGCAGCTCGGTCACGCAAAGACACTAACTGCATTGTTGGGGATTGTACTCCAGCTAAACCACGCAGTTCTTGACCTGCTGCAGTGCCAAACATTCCAGACAAACCAGCAAGACCACCAAAAGGATTTTGTGTGCCAGCAGCACCACTAAACCGCTTATAAGCAGCTTCTTGCTGTCCTAGCTTTTCTGCTTCAGCAATGGCTAAGGTATTAGGAAATAATCCACCAACAATACTTAGTTCTTCTTTATCAAACATATCTGCCATGATTATTCCTTATGCTAACCAATTGTTTAGTACATAGTTACCGGCTTGTTGCAGGTAAGGACTTACTCCTGTGAGCAATCCTTGAGTCTGTCCTAACTGACCAGACGCACCAGCAACATTACCATATAGTTGTGTCTGAGCAGCGCCTTGAGTGCCTGTTAAGCCATATAGACCTGCTCTGGCTCCTGCAGTGGATGCTTGAGTGCCTAAACCAGCACCTAGGGTTAATGGCTGCTGTGCCATCGTCTCTAACGCACCAGCTTGAGTAAACAGATTTGTGCCAGTAGCGATGCGTTGATTCAATAGATTCTGAGCATAAGTAGGTGCATTAGCAGCTAGAGTGGCATCCTCTCTTGCAAGAGCATTATAGTATGCAGCCATCTCAGGGTTTGTCGCCATCAAGCCAGCAGCATTAGGAGCATAACCAGCAACAGTGCCACCTGTAGCAAGACCAGTAGTACCACGCTGATATTGACGATTACGCAATTGTGCTAATTGTTGCTCACGGCTTGGTGCCAATAATCCACGCTGTTGCTCAAGATATTGTTGTTGTAATGTTGCGGTATCAGTAGTTGTTGGTAATGCTTCAGAACCTAAAGTAAACAAACGCTGACGCTGTGTGGCTACTTCGGGAGTGGCTGTGTATCCAGCAGAAGTTAACTGTCCTGTTACTGGGTCAAACGCAAAGTTAGACTGACCAAATGCAGTCGTAACTCCAACTGGTCTAAACGATGCAGCGG